AAATGTAACGGTCGTAAGCAGCTGCAATTTTTTGCCGCCCGGTGTTCTCGGTGACATTCCCATAAAATCACTCGCTTTCGTTGCTAAAAAAGTACGATTTGATTGATACCGATAAATTCTTGCCATACAGCAAAGTCTAAGCGCCAGTATTTGTGCGCACCAACAGCGGATTTTGCACAACCCTTTACAGATTTCAGGTGTTCGCTAATTGCTTTTTCATCACCGGCATTCCCCGGAATCATAACGATATGGCTGGGTGTGTATACAAAATTACTTCCGTCATCGGAATAGGAAAGCCCTATGCAGCCGCCAATGCGGACGCCTGCTTTGTTGTAATTTGGGCCAACAACAATCGCACCAGTAACTTCTGTGGCTGATGGAAACTGGATTTGGAAATATCCGCTTTTTCCAGAAGCAAAAACATACTGCGTTCCGCCGTTTGTTTCGGCCCAGTTTTTGATTTTGCAGTTTCCATCAAATGCATAGTAAGGCTCTCCATCGAGCTTGTTTGATGCAGATACGATATACCCATTCTGGCTATTGGCCGTCATGACAGGAATAAGGCTTTTAAAATGGCTGCCTCCGCCCGGAATTCTCGGTGCTACTCCCATCAGCAGCCACCCCGCGCAGCACATGCCGCGGATTTCTTACGGGGGGGGGTAAAACTACATACAAACGAATGTTTCATGCTAAACCTCCATCAGGTTGTGATCTGCCACCGCGCGTTGATCTCTGCGGTAGGCTTTTCCTGTACATATACGGTCACGGTGCCATAGCCGGTCACAGATAAGCCATCATCGTTGATGGCATCTTGTACCTCACCCAGAATCTCATCCGTAGCGATAATGCCCGTCTTGATAAACTGGATTCCGCTCGTAAAGGTACTGTTGGCGGTCACCGTCGGTGCGCCGCTGTTGTCCGGCACCAGCGTGGCCGTCTGTTTGTAGGCAAAGCCGCTGTAAGGCTCGGTACCGGTGCAGGCTGTCCACCCATCCAGCGTCAGCTTGGCGGTGTACATGGCGGCCGTGCCATTGATGCCTTCTGCCACACGGTTTTCCAGGTCGTTCATGTTGGAGGCATCGAAAGCATCACCATCCTCCATGACCAAGCCCTCGGCGCGGGATACATCGTAGGTGTTCGTAGTGCCGGTCGGATTCAGAACGCGCCGGGTCGGATGTTCGCTTTGGCGATCCTTCCAGGTCTTTTTTGTGAAACTCAAGGTCAAATCACTCCTATCATCTGCCCGGCGTACAGTTCGCCGGTATATACCTTGCGGGCCGGGTTGTCGTTGCGCTCCCAGGTCTCCCGCAGGCTCCACAGAATTTGCTCGATTGCATTTACATCGGCATACCCCGTGGCAGGGAAAGCCGGGATTTCAGGTGTCCCGGGCAGTGTGTTGTAGGCATCGCGCACAGTTTTGAGGTTTGCAAGGATGCGCTGCATCTGGCTGGGGGTCAAAAAGTCGGTGCTGACCCAGGTCTTGGTCTGGATCGTAACCCCGAACAGATCTGCCAGATAGGCCAGGTTTCCTTCAATTCGGTTGAGCATTGCGGCCGAAAAATAGCATTTATCTGCTTTAGCCTTTACATCCGCCTCGGTGCGGTCATAGATTGGAACTTGCCAGGGCATCAGATCAGGCTCCTTTCTCCGGCGTAGATTTCGCCCGTGTAAGCATCTGCGCCCAGGCTCAAGCGCCGCCCGGTGACCCGCACATCTGCACGATAGCCGCCGGTCAGGTCGAACTCCATCTTCTCCAGCTGACCGCGTACCATCTCGCCGCCGAAGCTCTCCACGATCAGCATATCCGCCAGCACCTCTGTGCCTGCCAACATGCGGAAAGTTTGCTCGTAACGCTGGGCGTAATAGGTTAGGATTCGCTGGGCCAGGGCTTCGGCGCGGTCGGGGCTGACAAGCGTTGCATCGGTCACGGTCAAGACATTGTCCTGTGCGTTGGGCGGCAGATTCGATGCTGTCTGTTGCAACACGGTCGTGGTTTCGATGTACTTTTGCCCTGTAACGACTACTTCCCCGGGGGTGGTGACCGTCACATTGCAGTAGTTTGTGCCCCGCTCTACCAGCGTACCGCCGGTCACGGCCAGGCTGTCAGCCAATGCCGGGGAACTGAACGTGATCTGGTGCGTTCCTGCTACAAGTTCATCTTTGTACAGTTCCTCGGTTTCGGCACCGGCAGTGTAGCGGTGAGCCGTTACAGAAACGCCTGTAATCAGGGGCTTCAAGGTGACTTTGTTTCCGTCCGAGAACTTGCGCTGGTAAGTGATCAGGCCGCTGGACCGCTCCGGCGCAGGGAAAATCTTGATTTTATCGCTGCGGCTGCAATCCACGACAGCACCAACGGCAAAGGCAATCTGCTGCAGGGCGGTGCGCCGGGTATCCATGGGCAGATAGCCGCTGATCGATTCGGCGGCCAGCGCGGCATCAAGCTCATATTCGTAGCCGTCCAGAACCTCGGCCACCAGATTGCCCACGGTCGTGTTGTAGACCCCACCGTTGAAAGGCGCACTGTCCAGCAGGCCGATGGCATCTACGGCGGTAAAACTGGCGAGCGTGTCGCTGGTGTTTTCCCAATCGCTGAGGTAAAAGGTGCCCATGTTATGGCTGACGATCTCGGTGCTGCGGGTATTCTCCCGCACATCTTCCCATACGGTGAACTTCTGCTTATGCTGCAGCACATCGAACACGCCGTCCGGGTTCAGGATGGAAAAATCACCCTTGCGGTTGAACAGCGTCAGATTCAAGGTGTTGATGGACAGTTCATCCGACAGCGGGTTGATTTCCTCAAGAATATGGGCTTCTACAACTTCGTCCCCCTCAAAGGTCAAAAACTTGCCATAATCCAGGCCGGAAAGTTTCAGGTAGCGTCCAGGCCGATTGGTGGCCGTAAAGGTCAGAACGATGCTGCGGTAGTTCTCCACTTTGCGGGCGCAGTAATAATCGACCGCGTCCGGGGTGAATACCGCGGTCGTCAGCAGACCGCCATCGGAGCCATACCACTGGATGGTCAGTTCACTGGCCCAATCTTCGGTAGGAGCATAGAAGTGCAGCATCAAGCCGCTGCTGCTGTGGGTCTTCGAGAAGCGGATTTGCAGCACAGGCGGCGAGGCAAAGCGGCCGCTTTCATCGGAGAGCTGGCTGCTCCATAGTCCCCAGAACTGCCCGGATGGGCTATCCGGGAACAAAGAATAACTGCCATCCATCAAAAACTGCCGGGTCTCCAGTGTGCCATATAAAGGCAGTGCAGGTACTTTGTCCAGCAGCAGATCACTGCTCAAGTCGCAAAAACCGCGGGTATCGGTGCTGCTGGGGACGCTGTCGCCACGGGCGGTTACGTCGTACAGGCCGAATTCTACCCGCGTATTGGTTCTCATCGGCCTACCTCCTTAGATTCGCGCCGGCTTCTTTGCAATGAAATTGACCGTCAGATTCTTCCAGTAGTTCTTCTCTGCCACCTTGCGCAGCAGTTCATCCGCCACGTTGGAAAAATAAGCGGTAAAGGTATAATCACCGTCTTCATCCGGCACGGTCACTTCGTGGAACTCGACCGGCTCGGTTAGCTTGTCCCAGAGCCGGGCATACTCGGTACGGTCAATGCCGGGCCCCAACTGCAGCTTGTAGTTGAAATACACACCGATTAGTTCACGCTCCAGGTCGCCGTTCTCGGTGCGCTCGGCATACTTATCCAGAAAATCGGCGGTACGCTTCACACTCAGCACATCGATCTTATAGCCGATTCCGTCAATGTACAGCATATCAGTAGGCACCTCCCGAAATCAGCTTGACACCGGCGCGGTTGTTTTCCTTGTCAATGTAGGGTTTCAGCAGGCGCACCAGCTTTTCCAGGCCGCCGCTTGCGGCAAAGCGGATCGTGATGTCCTGCCCGCCGTAAGCTGTCATGACCTCGGCCAGGGCCTCCTTGATGGTCTCCAGCGGGGCCTCTACATTGGTACCGCTGCTCTGGTCGCCCAGTACGGCCAGGAACTCGTGGTTGGCCGGGATGACGGCACCCTGCGCCAGATACGGGATCTGTGGCGCAGTGATATGGGTAATATCGAAGCCGATGTGCTTGCCGCCCAGACCGGGAATACCATCCGGCACATCAAAGGAGATGCTGTTCATCGCATCGATGACAGCGTTCAAAGCACTTACAATGGCCGTTATCATTGCGTTTACAAAACCGATGATGTTGTTGATGGCGGTCTTGATGCTGTTGGTGATGACATCCCAGATGCTTGAAACTGTACTGCTTACCGCCTGCCAGGCTGCATCCCAGTTGCCCTCAAACACATTGCGCATGAAGTCAATCACGCCCTTCAGCGCCAGCAGGCCGATGTTCAGCACATCTGCAATGACACCGATCGTGTTTGTGACAATGCCGCTGACCGCAGTGCAGACGGTTGTGATGGTGGGGCCAAAGGTGGTCAGCAGCCAGTTTGCCACCGGCAGCAGCAGATTGTCCCACAGGGCTTTCAGCAGCTCGGCCACAAAGTTGATGGCATCACCGACCACAGCGATCAGGTTCGCCGCCAGAGGGGCCAGGTGGTCATCCCACAGGGCCTGCAGCTGGGCGACAATTGCGCTCAAAATGGGCGAAACCACTTCCAGCCAAAGCCGCTCGACAAAGTCCATCACTTCCTGGAACCACTCAACCATCATGGTAAATACCGGCGAAATGTAAGTGGTCCAGGCGCTATTAAAGGCGGTGGAAATGTCTGTCCAGGCCGTCAGCAGCAAATCCAGCACAGGAATGATAATATTCTGGATCGCATCGACCGCAATTGTCGAGAAGGTTTCAAAGGCAGCTGCGCCCATGCGGATCAGGCTCGAAACAACATCCCCCACAACAGGGGCCAGAATCAGGCTGAACCCGTTGATAATACCGGGGATAAAAGTGTCCAGCAGGTACGAAAGCAGCGGTTTCAGGCCGTTGTCCCACAGGTTTTGTGCGGCAGCCTGGATGCCGGGCCATACGTCCATAGCGGCCTGTCTGATCTGCTCCCAGGCAGCTTTCCAGGCGGCCACGCTGGGGGCCAGACGGGCAAGAAACGCATCCCAGAAATTGCTCAGGCGGCCCATCAGGTCCTTCAAGGGGTTCTGGGCCTGCTCAAAATCATAGGCAAGGCCGCTGCCTGCACCACCCCCGCCACCTCCGGTATCATCGTCGGTGTCTTCTTCCTGCTGCTTGTTCAGCACATTCAGCTCATCAAAGGCAGCCAGTTCACCGGCGGCCTTTTTGGCTTCCTTCCCGGCATCTTTGGTCTTTTTGGCGGTAGAACCTGCCGCACTGCCAACAGAGTTGATGCCCTGAGCTGCGCTTTTCATGCCGGAGATGCTTTTGCCGGTCAGGAAGGAGATCAGCCGAACAATGCCGTTCAGCAGGCTGGTCAACAGATTCATAATCCAGGTGATGGCCGGGGCCAGTGCCGAGGCCAGCCCGGCAGCAGCCGTAGAGGCCGCACCTTTCAAGCGGGCAAAGGCCGTGCTGACACCATCCGTTTTGACGATGGCGCTGCCCAGCCCGCTGACCATCGTGCGCAGCGCAGAGGAGATCAGGTTGAAGACCAGCACACCGGCAACGATGCTTTTCAATCGGGTTCCAAATTTGCCCATGGCACTGCTGGCCTGCTGCAGGCGGTTGTCAGCGTTATTGCTGCCATCTGCAAGTGCGTTTGTCGCAGCACTTTCCTTCTCGGCAGCTGCCCGCTTTTGGGCTGCGGTTGCAGCCTTTTCCTGTGCCGCAACGGCCTTTTGGGTCTCAGCCACAATGCGCTCCGCGTGTTGGGTCGCACTTTCGTCCATAGAGCCATAGGCCTTGTTTTGGCGGGCTTCGATTTTCGCGAAGTCCTTTTCTATGGCGGCAGTCTGTTTATTGAAATATGCCTGCATTGAATCATCGGCGGCCAACATATCCACCGCGTTCGCCTGCTGGGCCGCCGCTGTCTGCTCCTGCTGTAACTGGGCTGTCAAGGTCTGATGTTGGGTCGTCAAGGCCTGCACCGTTTGCTGCTGGCTGCGGTAAGAAGCGTCGATTTGCTGAACCTTGGCCATTTGGTCCTCATACTGGGCACTTAATTTATCGCTTAGTGCCACATCAGCTTCACTAACAACACCGTACTTGGAATGATGCCCTGCATCAAGTCGGGCATTGACTTCCTCAAGGGCCTGTGCGGTTTCCTTAGCTTTCTGCCGGGCAGCTTCCAGATCATCCCGCAGATTGTTCCGCTTAGTAGTGGCCGAGGATAGGGACTTTTCAATGCTGCCGATCTTTTGCGTTGTGCGCTTGATCTGTGCCTCCAGCGCATTCAAATCGGCGATGGCGCTCTTTTTGTCCAAGCGCACATCGATAATAACCGAACCGTCTGCTGCCATACTGCACCACTCCTTTCCTTGGTTTTATATTGTTTATCCGTCCAGCTCTGCCAGCAGGCGGTCCTTTTCCGCCTGCTCCTCGGCGCTTCTGGCCGAAGAAAGCCGAATCAGTTCTTCATTCTCGCGGGCAAATTCCTGTTCGTGCTTTTCCAGCCGTTTTCCCTTGGCTCGTTTGGCGCGGATATTCACCACCTCGGAAAACAGGCCGCGCCCTATACCGTGGAAAGCCCCAATGAACTCCCACCAGTGGAGATAGGGACAGCGGCGGCAGCTGTATCCCAGTATCTTATCGATAGCCGGGGCAATCAGCCCTGCATCCTTTTCCCAGTCCACAAGCCGGGGCTTGGGCAGTTGGTGCTCCGGCAGCGGTTCGCCGCAGTTCACAAACACCATAGCTGCCGTAAAGGCAGCCTGGGCATCGGGTAGCTGTTCCCAATCCGGGAATAAAATTTGCAGGCAGACAGAAAGCTGCTCCGCCTGTGTCAGTTCTTGGTCGGACAATGCGGCCAGTGCGTCCAGCACTGCCCGGAAATCGGACCGTACAACAAAAGGCTGCCCGTTCACATCCACTGTGACGGGCAGATCCCAAGCACTCATATCTGCTGGCCGGGGGCAAGGCCGACCCGTTTGTCGCGGTATTTTTCCAACCGCTGCGCCTTGCGGGCGTTGCTGGCGGCCACGGCTTTGCCGGTAGCATCCTCGAAGATGGGAATGACCGCTTCCATAACCTTTTCCAGTACCAGTTCGCCATCCTCGCACAGCGCCAGGCTGGACATGCCGCCAAAAAATACCGGCGAGACCTCGGCTCCAAAGGCATAGTCAAGCTGTTCCTTGATGGCCTTGTCCACGGCGATCATAGTGTCAGGGTTGGCATCGACCCCGGCATCCTGTACCATAGCCTCGATTTTACGCCGGGCTTCTTCAAAACGGCCCATCAGTCCGGCATCCGCCAGATTAAGGCGCACAGTGCCCAGTACGGTGCCGTCCGCATCGGTTACGTCGTAGCTTTTATAACCACGGTCGATTCTGATTTCCATGCTCGGCGCTCCTTATTCTGCAGTAAAGGTGTTAGTGGCGGGATTAAAGGTGCCCTTGCTTTTAACGCCCGTGTAATGGACATTGAACGGGATCTGATAGCCGGTGGTGTCGCCGCCGTAGCTGACGATTTCGATGTAGCACTCTTCCTTGACGGCGGGATAGGCCCCGGCGCTGTCTTTATCCCAAAGCTTAACTTCCACGATGTCGGTCTTCAGGTCGTCCAGCACCATGTCACCGTCGATGATAGCCTGCAGCTTAGTGAACAGGGCATCGCCTTCCTCGGCGTAGTAGGGGCTGACCTCACCCTGCTTCTGGTAGCTGTCGATGGTAACAGAGGTCTGGCCCAGGATGTTGGATTTCTTCTCCACATTGGCCGACAGTTCCGGGCTGTACTCTTCCAGGTCCTTGCCCAGACGGATATAGTCATCCTTGCCGGTAGAATCGCTGGCGAAGTGCGCGTTCAGGTAATGCGCCATGTATTTGCGCTGAATTTTCATAGTCGATTACTCCATTTCGTAATGTTTCCAAAAGGTTGCGGCCAGCCGGACCATATACATGGCGGTGCCTGTCAGTTCTGCATCATACAGCGCGCCATTCTCGGCGCGCAGACGTTCACGATGCTGGTCGATGTTGCCGAAAGTTGGTGCCTTGCGCAGAACACTCTGTTCCTGTACCCACTGCTGGAAGTCCATCACCCAGTCGGCGTTGATCTGGGCACCCTCAGTATCGCCGGGGGCTTTGGCAAAAACGACGTACAAAGCAAAATTGTACTGGTTCTGGACCGTAACCTGGCCCAGCAGATTCTCGGTACGTTCCACCTCTACCATCCCGGCCGGGAATACCCCGAAGCATCCCGGCAGCTGGTCGGTATAGTCTACCTGGTAGCTTGTAAGTTCACCGGCGCGGGGATAGGTCTCCAGCCACGCCTGCAGGCGTTCAAGGTCTGTCATTTCCCTCTCCTTGCGATGTACCGCTGCAAGTCTGCAGTCAGGGCTTCACCTTCAGCAGCAACAAGCGCCCGGTCCCAGTGCGAACCGGCCTGCGGATTTTTGATTTTGGTATAGTGCAGCGGTTTGCCCTCGGCCGTCATTCCGTCAAACAACCGCTTGGCATAGACGGTATCGGTCACGATGTACGGCTCATGGATGTCCGTCTGCGCGATGGTCAGCTTGATGGTAGCGCCCGTGCGATAGGGCATATACTTTTGGATGCGCCGCAGCACATTCTTGGTATGGAACTGCTGCACCGGGCCATTCAGGCCAAAACCCTTGCTTTCCAGCAGCTGCTCGGCGCGGGGCAAATCAATTTTGCCTTCAAAAACAATCTTCATGTCCCGGCCTCCACATGGCAGGGCTGTCCGTGCCAGTATTTCTGCTCCACCCAGGAAACAGTGGTCACATCATAGCTGCTGGGCAGCAGTCTGGCCCAGGCTTCGCGGTCAGGAACTTCCGGCCCGATGCCCGCAACCACCCGGTCGCCGGGCTGCAGCACATAGGTGCCTTCCACTCCCACATCGGCTGCGGGGCTTACCCTGGCACCAGCTTTCTGGGGGATAATCAGCAGATACCCGCCCGTGTGCTGCACACCGCTTTTGGTGATTTCTACATTCGGGCGTGTCTCATAGTACACGCCCTGCAATACCACGCGGCGGCACGAAAAAGGATTGAACACTGTATGGTAAACAGTAACCGTTCTGTCACAATGCGGATAGTGCAAGGGCTGATCCCTTGCATAATATTTGAACATATCAGCACCCCCTGTAGATGGTTGCATACAGCTGCACACAGCGATAATACTCTGCTGCCCGTGCTGCCGGGCTGGTGTCCGGCGCAGGTACTGCAGCGCGGTTTTCGCTCACACTTCCAATACTTACGCTCTGTACTGCGCCGTTTCCGGCCTCCAGCTGCGCATAAGCATACATGGCATCTGCAATGGCGCAAACAGCCATAGGTCGGGCATCATCCGTTTCATAACTTACGGTATAGATGCGCTCATAGCGGCGCAGTTGGGCATCTGCATCACGCTCAAACTCCGGCCATTCCCGCCCGGGAATCGCGGTGCCGCCATATTCGTCAGAATAGAAACGGTAATCCAGCATGGGTTACTCCTTGCTGTTTTTCTTGCCAGTACGCTTGCTGGCGGGTTTGTCCGTATCAGTAACTTCACTTCCCGCAGCCTCAGCAGGGGGCGCGGCAACGGCATCAGGGAGGGCCGGGGCTTTTTCCTTTTCAGGCGGAATATAACCGATCACACTCATCTCATGCTACCTCCATTAGGCCACGGGCTTATGGCTGGCGTACACACCGGCCACCTTGTTTTCGTAGACATCCGCCAGCGAAAGCAGGCGATAGCCGAAGATGTAACCATCGCTGTCGTTGTTGTACTCCGGGGTGATAATCTTCGGCGCGGCATGCTTGGTGTACTGGATCAGGGCACCCTTATGGATAACCATAAAGTTCAGATCAGCGGCACCGGTAGCCTTGGTGTAACCGCCCTTGCTCTCGCTGTCTTTGCCGGACAGCTGCTTGATGGCCGTGTAGAAGCGGCCCTGCGGCACCTTCACAATGCCGGCGAAATCACTCAGGACTTCACGGCTCTTGGTGGTGTCCATGTCCTTTACTGCCTGGAGCAGTGCCGGGGTGATGAACAGATAGCGGTCGGTGTTGGGGACTTCCGCGTCATCCATGGCAGAGCATGCGGCGCTGATTGCCTTGATAACGGCAGGGCCGTCCGCAAGGGTCTCTTCCTTCTTGGTGGCACCGTCCGCGCCGCAGTAGGCGGCAAAACGGAAAGCATCAACCTCCGGCACCACCATCGTGCGGATAAACTCTGCAGACAGCTTGCCAAAAGCAAGCCCTGCCGTCTCCAGATCATCCGCCACATCCACAACAAATTTGCGGCCACGGTCGAAGTTGGCCTTAACGGTCTCGTTCTCCATCGTCACGCTGCCCTGAGCATAACCGTTGTTGCGGTCATAGGCACCCAGGCCGTCCATGCTCATCTTGGGGATGATGAACTCCCCGGCGTTGGCACCTTCTTTCAGCTCGGCACCATCGCTATCCAGCACACTGGTCAGGGCGGCAAGCTTGTACACTTCGTCCAGCTTGGGGACATAGCTCTTTGCGAGTTCGATTGCATTTGCCATAGTAGGTATCTCCTTTTCTTATTTTGTGGGCAGGCCCATGGCCTTGCGCATTGCGGTGTCGGCATCTTTGCCGCCGATCATGGTCGTGCTGCCGGTGCCTGTTGCCAGCGGCGGCGGGGTCGGCGCGGTGTCGAACATGTAACCGTTGTCTTTCTGCACAGCAGTCAGGGCAGCGGCAATGTCCTTGTCCGGGTCTTTGCTGGTGCGCAGCGCATCCAGGTCCAGCAGGGCGCGGATGGCCTTGCCATTGCGGCCACGGGCGGCGGTGATAGCATGATCCAGTTTTGCATCAAACTGGAAGGCTGCCACACGGGCATCCGCATCTTTTTCGGCCTGTTCCGCTTTAGCCTGCCAGTCTGCAGCACTTTTGCGCAGCCCCTCGATGTCCATGCCCTTGTACTCTTCCAGTTCCTTGTTGGCGGCAGCCAACTGTTCAGCCGTGCCGCGCTGGGCCTCTTTGGCAGCGTTAAAATCGGCTTTGGCAACAAAGCCCTTGCCGATTTCCGCGCTGATTTGTTTGTCGATTTCCTCGTTGTAGCCATCGCCAAGGATAGCCTTCAACCATTCAAGCATAGGGGTCTCCTTCATCTTCAGTGTCCATCGTGCCGCTGTCCTTTTTATTCCGGCCAGTCCCGGTATCGCGGCGCTCTGCTTCATCCCGCAGAGCCAGGGTATAACAAAAGCCCCTTGCGGGGCTGTGTTTCTTATTCAGCCGGTCTCTCGGCAGATGTGGGTGCGGGTCAGGCCGCAGCTGGGAGATTCGGTAGCCGGTCATGCGGCGGTCAGGCAGACGGTTTCGGCACGGGCACTTTTTGCAAATGATCTTTCTTTTTTGGTGTCGCCGCCAGCCAAATGCCTCACACAGCAGTTCTTTGAAATCCTCAAAAGCCTGCCGCAAGTCATCAAAACAGGCAATAGTTCCCGAAACCGGGGCATAAACACAGGTCATAAAGCACCTCGTTTAAAAATTTTAGGCACGAAAAAAGCACCGCTTAAAGGCGGTGCAAATACTGTTTATAAGGTGTTTAAAGGGGTTTGGCGTTTTTGAGCAATTCTTTCATAAAGGCATCGTGCTCTGCTTCCAGTTCGGCCAGCGGGCGCGGCGGGGGTTTGCTGGGGTCAAAGGCAACGCGCTCATCTTCCTCTGTCCAGTTGCCTGTTGCTTTAAGCAGATAAATGGAATCTGTAGTAGCGCTGCGATCCGGGTCTGGTGTCCAATCAAAAAAGTCTGGCTCCGGGTCATCCTCGGTATAAGGCCAACCGCGGGTAAGGTCTGCTCGCCATTTTGCGATTTCCTCAGGCGTTGGAGGATTATCCCGAAAACGCGAGTCCATGTTTAGCACCATCCCTTCGCAACTCTTCAGCAAAAGCAATGCGTTGTGCAAGGATCGTTTCTACATCCTCGCCGCCACCCTTATAAAGAGGATATTTTTTCCTTAAGCGCCTAAACCATTCGTCAGCACTTTGGGTTGAATAGCCAAAGGTCTTTTCGCATGTATACAGCGCTCCGGCATTGCCCACAGCGCCGATACCCTTCATCAGGGGGCGCTTGATAAGCTGCTGTATATCCTCTGGGCTAAGTATACCATTGCTTGGATGGTTATGTAAAGAGTAGTACGGTACGTTTAGGTCCTGCGGCTTTACAGTCATCTTTGTTTGCCCGCCTACAAAGTACCCGGTGCTTTTACCGTCAACAGTAAAGTTAACCATGGCCTCTGTCCCAACAGGCAAATCTTTCACCTTTTCCAGCACACCTTTGGCATATTCCAGTGCCAGCCCATTGACCCTGTTGGAAACTCCCTGGAAAAACGGTTTTGGCACCGCCTGGATGCGCTCATCCGTTACACTGTACAGGGTATGCCCAGCAATCTCAACATCGTGCAGCTGTTCCGGCGCAGCCTTTTTGTAACTCCACACGGCCTTACTGGCTTCACTTCGGCCAAACCCGGCAACCTGTAGCCGCTCGGTCCGGGTGGGCAGGCCCGCAGCCTTACAAAATTTTCGGTACTCGCTCTGCACTACGCGCAGCTTGACCTGGTGCTTTTGCAAATCTGGGCTGTCGGTTTCCCGGTCGGCCAAAATTTGCCGTTTGA